GATAAGCCCAGTGTGAAGGCATTTCATACCAACAGGCGGTAACCCTCCAGCATCTGCCATTGCCTGTGTGAATACTGGCTTAACTCCTAGTGGTGGCTTCCAGTGAGTGCCACCATTGAATGTATAATCCATGCCCGTTAAGGTTGTTATGGCGGCTTCAACTCTGTCAATTGCAACACCTTTCTGACTAAAAGGAGCTTTACTCATAGTACCATCAATACACTTAAAAATTCCGTTCATCACTCTACCCCTAATCGTTATTTATAATAAAAAGCGCGCCAGCACTAGCAACGCCACCAAAAAAGCAAACCCCAATAGCATCACAAATAGAAGCACCGCCAAGAACCATGAGGGATGTCAACCCAGCAAACACCATTAAGACACCGATAACAAAACGCTTATTTACATTCTTTAGATTCATCATTTACCCATATGATTTGTGACTGAAATCAACTTACCTTTACTATCTCTAACTATATCGTACCCATCTTCTACAGTGGTAACGCAAGGAGTTAAAAAAAACTCCTCTATCACTTCGCCGTTAGTTCTCTTTAACTGAATTACTGCCTCGCCATTTCTAGCCGCTTCAAATACTTCGGCTGGCTTACGGCTTAACTGGCTTGATGAAAACGCTTGGTAGGTCATTTTTTTGAATCCTTTAGTGCTTTCATATAGTTGACACTGGCAGTTCTAGCATTATTAGAAGCCTCTTTAACATCAAGCGCAGCCTTAAGGGCATCGCAAGCAGTACCCCCATCAACATTAATATCACGAGCATCAGAGACAGCTTTACCAAAAGCATTGCCAGCTAAATCAGATATAATCCTTAACTCTTCAAGTGTTTTCATTTATTTGATTCCTTTAGTGTTGTTCGAATTAGTTCTAATAGTACAGCCAACAAAAAGGACTGTAAAGCCCTTAATGGTGATTTAGGTAGTGGTTAGACCAGCTAGTTAATACAGACAAGCTCTAGGCTGTCACTTGGCTTATGCTTTCCCTTTGAATCGACAAACAAGGAAGCCACATGAAGAAATTCAGCAATACAATCTCTAGGCAAAACTAACTCTGAATGGCCGAGGGCAACCTTTATTAAGCCACCATCCACAGGTTTTATAGATATAGATTTATCTATCATAGCCAGCCCTATAACCCCATCATCAAACTCAAAATAAGAGCATGACTTTAAATCTCTATCACCAAATAAATCAATTACGTTATTCATTACTTCACCTTATATCTGAGCTATGCAGCCGTCACTTGCGGCGTTAATTTCTGCATATTATCTATCCTCTGCCCTTGGGTTTGAGTAGATAACTGCTGAGTCTTGACCATCGTGTTAATCGTCTCTGCCTTGGTCTTGCCAATGCCTGCCGCTTTGGTCTGCTCATCAAGAGATATCTTGTATCCTTCTTGTTGCAATCTAGCCATCTCAATTTCTTGAGCTTTTACCTTAATACCAAGCTCTTGCTGCTGATTCTGAGCCTTAAGCATTTCCGCTTGTGCTGCTAGCATCATTGCGGGGTCAACTTGTGGCTGTTGGCTCTGCTGAGATTCAGCTACCATCGCTTTCTCTTCGTCAGTCTCAGGCTCTTTGACTCCAGCTAATATAAGCTGCTTTCTGCCATAATCGCGGATATCCTTAAAGCTGGTTCCGTCAATCAGCATAAAGTACTCATTCAATAGCATTATGTATTCAGTGCTACCCGCTGGAACGCCATTAATCAACTCTTTCAGCTCTTCCTTGTTCTGCTCTTTGACAGACTCGAATGACGGGCCAACATTAGCATAGACATCAAAGGCCATCTTACTAATGTCGTTGGATATTTCACGCTCGAAGGTGTCGTAATTCATTTCCTCTTTGTTGATAGTCTCTTTTGACTTTGTGCCATCTACTCTGACCAGTGTCACGTCTTGCTGTACATCGTGGATATCTCTAGCCATTGATGCGTAAATCTCACCATCTCGACGCATAGCAAACTTGTGGTTATCTTGATAAGTGTATGACTGCATGTCCATGCGTTTCTGTAATGCCTGAACAGCCTTACCGCTTAAATGGGTATCGGTTATATCTTGCGGCAATCCAGCGCCCGCAACATCATCAACGGCGACTCTCGACTCTGCGATGCTCATCATTAATGCTGGTGGCACATCAGGGGCTTTAATCCCTCCAACCGCACCAACTGGCAACGGTTGCCCGTTAGAGTCTAGAGCGTTCTGCAACAGGTACGGCAGATTATTGTCAGCACCTGATTGCTCGTACATATCTTCAAAGCCCTGAATTTGTTCAGCGGTAAAGATAGGTTTCTCTCTGGGAGACATTGACACGATATCGGCAAGGTATGACAGCTGGAAATTACGCAGCCTCTGAGGGTCTTTAGCAAGCCTTACGATGCCCTCGTAATGTTCTTCACCCTCAACAAATTGGCGTTCACCGTATTGAGGAACAATAGGTATATGCTCTCCCGCTATAACAACAGCCTCTAATATCTCGCCACCACTGGCAATATATCGAGTAACCACATATCGATTGATAGTGCGCTCATCAGTCAGGTCATAGCCATTGTCAGCAAGGAAGTCTTCTTTATCATCCATCTCATGTTCGGCCACTGATTTAACCGTGCCGAACCCGTCAACAAAGATGAAGTGCTTAACCTTCTTAAGTTCACGGTGAAAGAATCTAGTAACATAAATCTTGTTAGCCTCAGATATCCACGGGAATACATAGCTTATCTCTGGGAACTTAAACGATGCATCGCCACTCTCTTCTGACTCACCTGTCAGCTCTTCTCTTAACGCCTTGTAGCCATCATCAGAGTAAGCAACTAAGCAACTAACATAAGTAGCATCAGACTTATCAAGTAGCTTAGCGTTTGGATCCCACATGACATTATTGTTAGCCTCGTATAAAGGCCATCGCTTAATAACCTGTCTATCGTCATCAGGGTTGTTAGTCTTCCACTCTGCGCGTAACTCCCAAGCGGCAACACCACACGCAACCGCCTCTTGATTAGCATTCTTCTTGGCTTCAAGGCTGGTGTTGTTACGCATGTCTGCTCTATACATGCCGTCCATAAGGTCAGCACCTGAGGCGTCTGTTGCGTCAACAGGGTCAAAGTCTACTTGAACAGGGTTTAGTGTCAGGTCTGTTAGTATTTGGCGCATGGCTTTTCTAAGGATGTTGAACTCACCCCTGTAGCCTATGTCTGATTGGGATAAATAGGTGTCGTCCCATTGACTCACCCACGCAAAGACCATATCGTCGGCAGCTTTGAGGCGAGTATCATATCCGCTATCATATGCCTTATCGTGAAGCTTCATTAACTCATCTAGTTCTAGCATTCTATCGCCCCATTACTTTTCTAGGTTGCGGTCTGCGCGTCTTATTGACCTTTGTGACTATTGTACCAGCATTATCAAACGACAACACCGCGGCGTCAAATAGGTTTGGCGATGGTATCTTTAGCCTGCTGCCATCTGGCAATGTTATTCCTTTCCTCATCTCATCCTTAGTGTAAAACTTAACAGTATCGCCTGCCTTGATAGGCACCTTACATGATTCGGCCTTAAGCTTCTCCATCATGTCGGGCTTAATCCCCTCGCCTGTTTCTTCGTCGTATGACTGAAAGCTAACTAAGGTGTCTGGGTCGTGGTATCTACCCTCAACGACAGCCTCCCAAGTTCTAAAGACTCTTTCAGCAAACGATATAATATTCTGTGATTTCTTATTGTGTAGGACATCTTTATTTAGCAGTATGCCATTACGATTGGTTAGTCCAGCCGTCTCGCTCTTAAACTCTGCTAGCGGGTGGTGTATGGCGCTTGAACCCTTGTAAGCATAGACATTTATATCTTTACCACTGAGACCTTTATCAACATTGTCTCGCAGTGTTGCGCCCAGTCCGTCAGCATCGTAACCGAATGAATCGGCACCGTCTCTAATGGCCATCTTGCAAGCTTCATCCATTTTACGGTTACCGTTTTCCGCTTCTATCTCGGTTACGTTAAAGAACGTAATACCTTGCCTAGCGGTGTACCCACACGGGTCACCGCCAACATCTGAAGGGTCACAAGCTGCTGTTATTGCACCACACCTATCAATGCCTAACTTCTTATGAGCATCGATACACGCTTTAAAGTGGTCTTCTCTTATAACTGAGTTGGTAACGTCATCGTTAAACTTACCGTG